CAACACCCTTGGTAACGTGTTCCGTGCACAAAACGGCACAACACAGCGAACACCTGCGGTGGGTAACCCCATCCGCATCAATAACGTACCCCGCGTGACCATGTGGCCTACGCCTGACGGCTCCCAACCATATCAATTTGTCTACTGGCGTATGCGTCGCGTGCAAGATGCCGGTAACGGTGTCAATGTGATGGATGTACCCTTCCGTTTTGTGCCCTGTATGGTGGCGGGATTGGCCTATTACATTGCGCTTAAGGTTCCCGGCGGTATGGACAGGCTGATGGTGCTGAAACAGCAGTATGACGAGGCTTGGATGACGGCGGCTGACGAAGATCAGGAACGCGCTGCGCTGCGTCTCGTGCCTAGACAGATGTTCATTGGGGGCGGATAATGGCTACCGATAGTCTTTTTTTAGCTTGGGCGGCAGGATTCTTTGACGGAGAAGGCTGCGTCATGGTTGAAATGTCTAAGGAAAAGGCTTGTTTGCACGGTTACAGAACCAGTTTGCACACAACTGTTACCCAAACAAGTTTGCCGTGCCTTCAACTATTTCTTGAGCGCTTTGGTGGCAGCATTTCAACTTCCGAAAACAGAACACCGAATGGTCGTCGTTGGGCAGTGCAACATCGCTGGGTTGCCCGTAATGAAACTGCGTTGGAATTTTTGCAAGCAATTGAGCCTTATGTTGTGGTCAAAAAAGAGCAAGTGCAAGCCGCGTTGAAATACCCCATGCGCAGCCCCGACGGTCGAAAGTATGGCAACAGCAGCAACCCAATACCCGATCAAGTAATGCAAGCAAGAATGGCTTTGAGAAAAATGTTGCAAGACATTCGCGCAAGTATGAAAACCTTAGCAAAACCAGCCAAGGTATAGCATGGGTAACAGATTTGCATCCGGCAAAAACAGCATAGCGGAATGTGACCGTTGTGGTTTTAGATATAAGTTGACTACTTTAAAAAAAGAAGTAGTTAAAACAAAGCTTTACAATATTTTGGTGTGTCCAGAATGTTGGAGTCCAGATCAGCCGCAACTCCAGTTGGGTATGTACCCAGTTGATGACCCGCAAGGGGTGCGCGATCCGCGTCCTGATTTGAGCTATCAAGTTTCTGGCTTGTTGGCGGATGGTTTTAACGGCGGCGGTAGTCGGATATTTCAGTGGGGTTGGAACCCAGTGGGGGGTTCATCCAGTTTTGATGCCGTTTTGACCCCAAATAACTTGGCAATGGCAGTGGAAATCGGTACAGTAACGGTAGTTGTAACTTAGGAGTTCAAAATGGACAAAGCGGACTTGAAACAAGACAAAAAGATGATTGCTGGCGCAGTGCACAAGCATGAGAAAAAGCTGCACCCCGGCAAGCCTATGACAAAGCTAGCCAAAGGTGGCAAGACCAACGAGATGATGAAGAGCATGGGCCGTGGTATGGCTAAAGTGGCTAACCAAAGGGGCAAATAATGGCTAAATTCAGCATGAAACGTGACGGTAAAGAAGTTGGCCCAGCCAGCGTCTATGCCGAGCCACACACTATGGACGGTAAGGCGATGAAAATTTCTCCTACCCCCGGCAAAGAACCTAACCGCAGCAAAGCTGACACGGTTAATATGAGCGTTGGCAACATCAGCAAAAACGTTGACAATAAGCAAGTCAAAACCGACGGCATCAAAGTTCGCGGTACTGGCGCGGCTACTAAAGGTCTGATGGCACGAGGCCCGATGGCATGAATTACACGACGTTGTATAACACGATTCAGTCATACACGGAGAACCAGTTCCCCGATGTATACCTTGCAAATGGAAGCACTGTTTCTGCACAAACGCAGATTAACACTTTCATTACGCAGGCTGAACAACGTATATACAACTCAGTGCAGTTCCCATCCCTTCGGCGTAACGTCACTGGTTTCACAACCACAAACAACAAGTACTTAGCTTGCCCGTCCGACTTTTTGTCCACATTCTCTATGGCTGTTGTTGCCGCAGATGGCAGCTATGAGTACCTGTTAAATAAAGACGTTAATTTCATCCGTCAGGCGTATCCGCAGCCAACAGACACAGCCATCCCTAAGTACTACGCTTTGTTTGGCCCATCCTACTCAAGCAGTAATGAGCTAAGTTTTATTCTTGGCCCGACACCCGATGCGCTCTACACAAGGGAGTTGCATTACTTCTATTATCCTGAGTCCATTACAACTACTGCTACTGGTCAAACATGGCTTGGCGACAACTTTGATACCGTGCTGCTTTACGGTTCTTTGGTTGAAGCCTATACCTTTATGAAGGGTGAAGTCGACATCATTACCGGCTACGATGCTAAGTACAAAGAAGCACTTGCGCTGGCTAAACGTCTTGGTGACGGCATGGAGCGTAGCGACGCATACCGCAGTGGTCAGTATCGTCAAGCGCCTTTGCCGCAGAATAACGGGGTGCGTTGATGGCTTTTACCGGCAACTTCTCCTGCAACGTCTTTAAGACTGGGCTGATGAATGGCACGTTTAACTTCACTTCGGGGACGTTCTATATTGCGCTCTATACCAATGCAGCCACGCTTAATGAAACTACCACGGCTTATAACACTACGGGCGAGGTTGTGGCTTCTGGGTACACGGCTGGTGGGCTGGCACTTACGATTGCGCAAACTCCCACGGTAGGTACCGGCAGCACAGCATATATCTCATTTAACAACGCTGTTTGGAACTCTGCCCTGACTGCGCGTGGGGCGTTGATTTATCAAAGCGGTGGTGGAAACCCCGCAGTCTGCGTTTTAGATTTTGGTGCAGATAAGACATCAAATGCAACATTCACGGTACAGTTCCCCGCTGTATCAAACACATCTGCAATTATCCGTATCGCATAAGGAGCGACCATGTTCAACGATAAAGTTAAATCACAAGACGTAGCTGCAAGCAGCTTGATCGCCGGTGGCTCCGCCGCTGAAAGCGCAAGCGCAAAAGGCGTTTATAAAGTCCAGTGCCATGACGCACAGGGTAACTTGAAGTGGGAAGCTGACGCTCCTAATCTGGTGGTCAACGGCGGCTTGCAAGATATGAATGCCAAATACTTTACTGGTAGCTCTTATACGGCTGCTTGGTATTTGGGTTTGTACGGTGCTGCTGCATCCAACAACCCTGCGGCTGGTGACACGATGTCTTCCCATGCTGGTTGGACTGAAGTGGTTGCGTATAGCCAAGCCACTCGCCCCGCCTGCACATTCGGCACACCTACAACAGCCAACCCCTCTGTGGCAACAAACTCAGCTTCGCCTGCGACATTCAGCATCAACGGAACAACCACAGTTGGTGGTGCGTTCTTGACCAGCAACAATACCAAAAGCGGTACAACAGGTACGTTGTATTCAGCCGCAGACTTTAGCGCCCCCGGTGACCGTTCCGTGGTTTCTGGCGACACATTGTCCGTAACTTACACACTCAGCTTGGCAGGTTAATCATGGCAACAACATTTAAAAAAGGCGACATCGTCAAGGCTGTTGCAGTTATTCCTCAAGGCCCTGTTGCTGCCCTGCGTATGGATGAGGACGGCAACGTCACTTATTTTGTCGAGTGGACAGACGTGGATGGTAACGTGCAGCAGCGTTGGTTTGAAGAGTCTCAACTGACAGGAGCATGATAAATGGCCTTAGTCCTCGCAGACAGAGTCCGTGAAACCACCACAACTACAGGCACGGGTTCTGTAACGCTTGCTGGTGCGTACACAGGATTCCAGACATTCTCCGCCGGTGTTGGAAACTCCAACAGCACTTATTACACAATCGCCAACGTCGTGTCTGGTGAGTATGAGGTCGGTATTGGCACGTACTCATCTGGCGGCAACACGCTATCGCGTACAACTGTTTTAACTTCCAGTAACTCGGGTTCTCTTGTCAACTTTGGCTCAGGCTCAAAGGACGTATTTGTAACCCAGCCTGCTGCACGGGCAGTGTATGTAGAAGGAACAAGCGTTGTTGCAGCAAACTCGGCAACCGTACCAAACAGCTTACTGGCAAACAGCAGCTTAACGCTTGGGTCTACTGCGCTCACACTGGGGGCTACAACAACTTCTGTTGCGGGTCTTACCCTTACCACTGCGGCAGTTAACGGTACTCTTGGGGCAACAACACCCAGCACAGTAGCAGCCACATCAGTCACGGCTTCATCGGATTCATCGTTCACTTCAACAGGTGCGGTGCAGATTTCAGCCGGTACAACAGGTCAGCGTCCCACAGGCGCGGTGGGTAAGATTCGTTGGAACAGCACTTTGTCTCAGTACGAGGGCTACGACGGAGCAAACTGGACGCTTTTGGGTGGCGCAGTAATTTCCAACGACACAAGCACAACAAGTAATGTATACCCGACGTTCTCAAGTGTCACAAGCGGTAACGCCTCAACTCTTTATACAGGCAACGCCAAGCTGTTGTACAAGCCAAGCACTGGTGAGTTTCAAGCGTCAGTACCCGTTGCATTGAACGGTCTTGTGGTAAACAGCCAAACAGTATCGGCAAGCTACACAATACCGGTTGGGTACTCAGCTATGTCGGCAGGCCCTGTAACTGTGGCAAGTGGGCAGGCAGTAACCGTTTCTAGCGGCTCACGCTGGGTTATCCAATAAAAGGAAATAGATATGGCAGACGTAATTGTTAAGGGCGATACAAGCGGAGCTGTAACGCTATCTGCTCCTGCGGTAGCGGGTACGGTGACTGTGACTTTGCCGTCTACAAGTGGCACTATGGCAGTGTTGCCAACGGCTACAGGGGTGGTTGCTGAGTCTGCTGGTGGTACAGGTACAACCACTGGCTACTACGGCTTCAAGAACCGCATCATCAATGGGGCGCAAGCGATTGACCAAAGAAGGGCTGGGGCAATTGCTACTGTAACTGGAGCGGCTGAAAACTATTCAGTTGATAGATTTTTTGCGACAAAAGATACTGTTGCTGGAACTTTTACTGTTCAACAAACACCTAGTGCAACCGAAACTGGTTTTGCAACTCGTGTTTCTGCTGGATTTACAAATTACTCAGCAATCACCATTGGAACAGCATGGACTGCCGCAAGTGGTGAAGGTGCTACTTTTCAGCAACGTATAGAAGGTTTAAATATTTTTGACTTGGCTTGGGGAACTTCAAACGCAAAAACAGTTACTTTGTCATTTTTGGTTTACAGTTCATTAACAGGAACATTTAGTGGCTCTTTAGTTAATTCTGCCTTTAATCGTTCTTATCCGTTTACATATTCAATTCCAGTTGCAAACACTTGGACACAAATTAGCATAACTATTGCTGGCGACCAATCAGGAACTTGGCTTACAACAAATGGAATAGGGATGCGTGTTTATTGGGATTTAGGCAGTGGTTCTGGACTTTTGGGAACCGCTGGCGCATGGACTGGCTCAGGAAAATTGGGAGTAACTGGGTCGATAGCTTTATCACAAACGGCAGGAGCCACTTTTTACGTCACAGGCGTACAGCTAGAAAAAGGCTCAACAGCAACTAGCTTTGATTACAGACCTTATGGGACTGAGTTAAGTCTTTGTCAACGCTATGCAGCTTCTACTTTTCCTATTGGTACAGCGTGGGGACAAGCGGCTGGCGCTTCAGGATGCGTAATTATTGGAAGTGTTGGAGCGGGTGTTGGTTTTGGAAATCAATTATCTTGGAGATTCCCTGTAACAATGAGAGCAACACCATCAACTATCACAACATATAACCCAATAGCATCTAATGCAAATGGTAGAAATTTTGCTTTATCCGCTGATAGATCAGCTTCACTATTAGGTTTTTCACAAAACAGTATGAATTCAATAACTGGGACTTTAGATGCAACTGCTGACACAGCAGGTCAAGCACTTGGTATCCATTATTCTGTTTCTGCGGAGTTATAAGATGATTACATACAAAATTTCTCCCGACCCACAATTTGTCCAACAGTTTCTTGATGGCGTAGCAACAGGCGTTTGGGCAAATGTAGAAACAAACCAAGCCTACCTTGCATGGCTTGCAGAGGGCAACACACCACTTCCCGCAGATGAGGAGAACACATAATGGCTGTAACACTGAATGCCAGCACCAGTGCAGGCGCAGTAATCACTCCTGACACCAGCGGCGTGTTGGCGCTTCAAACTGCGGGAACTACGGCGGTTACTGTAGATGCTTCACAGCGGGTAGGTATTGGTACGGCTTCGCCTACACAGTTATTAACTTTGTCTAATGGAGCAACACCTCGCATATCGTTAAAAGATACTCGTGCATCTGTAGAAATGCAAGTATTGGCAGACAATGTGGCTGGTTATTCGGGAACAGTTACAAGCGATCCATATATTTTTGTAACCAACAACGCAGAACGTGCACGCTTTAATGCTGGCGCACCAATCCTTTGTTTATCAGGCGGCAGCACCACAGCCACAGGCACAGGCATCGCTTTCCCCGCAACTCAATCAGCATCATCTAATGTAAACACGTTGGATGATTATGAGGAGGGAACTTTTACCATATTACTACAAGGCTCTGTTTCAAATCCAACATACACTGCTACCTCATCAACTGGTAAATACACAAAGATTGGAAACTTAGTTACTGTTGCAGGCTATTTGGGCGCTAACACTATTAGTGGTGGAAGTGGGAATTTAAGATTTGGTGGATTTCCTTTTACTGCTTCTTTGCCATTTGTTAGTTGGAGTTCATTTGCTCTCGGATATAGATCTTCAGCTTCAGCTATTACACCAGCGGCAATGATGATTGCTGATTCAAATACTTACGCAGAGTTTTGGATAACTGGCTCAGCTACAAATCCGCAATCACAAGTAACAACTAGTTTTGCATTAGCCAGTCTTAGTAGCTCTGTTGATTTTTATTTTACTGGCTCTTATCAAACATCTACATAAGGAAACAAAATGTCACTCACCAAAACAACGTCAATCGACCAAATCACCATCACTGAAAACGGCATCGTTCTTTATCGTGAAGCCACACGCATCATGGAAGATGGCAACGAACTGAGCAAGACTTACCACCGCTCAAGCCTTACACCAGCACAAGACCTCACAGGCGTTCCCGCAAACGTAGTGGCAATCTGCAATGTGGCTTGGACACCTGAAGTTATTGCCGCTTATCAGGCTCAAGTGGAAGCAAGCAGAACTGTTGGAGCATAACCATGTCACTAATCTTAAGTGGAACAGACGGCCTATCCGATGTTGATGGTAGTGCTGCAACCCCTGCTATCAGGGGAACAGATGCAAACACAGGTATCTTCTTCCCTGCTGCTGACACCATTGCTTTCTCTGAAGGCGGTGTTGAGTCTATGCGGATTGATAGTGCTGGCAATGTGGGTATTGGTACTGCTTCGCCAAATGCAAATTCAAAGTTGGATGTTGCTGGTATCTCTCAAACAAGTAGTGCTTCCTATGCTTCTTTTCAGCTTTACAACTCAGGTCTTGCATCAAACCCTTACTTCCGCATTGCCTACGACTCGGCAAACAATTTAGTATTTAACAATGTAAATACTGCTTATAACTCCTCTTCCGAGTTCATGCGCATCAACTCCGCTGGTAATGTGGGGATTGGTACTAGTTCGCTTGCTGGATATAGGGTATCAGTCAAACAATCTGGCAACACATCATTAGCATCAATTGGTATTGCAAGCATTAATAGTGCAAATGACACATATATCGGGATGGGATACAACGCAACATCAGATACGTGCAGACTCCTTGCCACCTATGATACAAATGGCGCATTCAAACCACTTACATTTCTTACATCAGACGCAGAACGTATGCGTATAGACTCCAGCGGTAACTTGCTGGTGGGGAGGACAGGTACTGACCCAGCTCTTGCCACAGGCGTACAAATCGCAGGAGGGAATACCGGATTTATTCAGCAGGGCATTGACACAGCAACAAATAGCAATCACTTTGTTTTATACAACCGCAACGCAACCAACACTGGGTATCGTTTTTATGTCAACGCAAACGGCGGCATTTACAATTTTTCAGCAAATAACGTCAATCTATCTGATGAACGCACAAAAACTGACATACAAAATGCTGGCAACTACCTTGCAAAGATTTGCGCCATTCCTGTTCGCACATTTAAGTACAAAGACCAGTCTGACGATTTACTAAGTTTGGGTGTGATTGCTCAAGAGGTTGAAGTTATTGCGCCTGAGTTGGTGAATGTAGATGGATTTGGAGAAACACCTGATGATGGTGTTCCATTAAAAGCCATCTATCAAACAGACTTGCAATATGCGCTGATGAAGTGCATTCAAGAACAACAAGCCCTCATCCAATCCCTGACAACCCGCATCACTGCACTGGAAACAAAATGAACATCACATACACAATCGCACAACTTGACCGCCAAACCTCTGATGGCTTGGTAACCACTGCTCATTACACAGTTAACGCTGTTGATGGTGAACACACTGCTGGCTCTTACGGCACAGTAGGCTTTGAGCGTGGAGACACATTCATTGCTTATGCTTCACTGACCGAGGCTCAAGTCATTGCTTGGGTCAAAGAAAAGCTAGATGTTGGGGCTATTGAAGCAAGCCTTGCCGCACAGATTGAATCTCTCAAAAACCCAGTAACAGCAACAGGGACACCTTGGTGATGAACGACATCAAACTCTCAACCAACTTGGTAAATGCCATCCTGCAATACCTTGGAACACGCCCATACACCGAAGTCTTTCAGGTCATAGAGGCTATCCAAAAGGAAGCCAAAGAGCAAGCTCCTTCTACACCGACTGAGACATGATCTTTGGAGCAGCAGCTTTTGCGCAAGCCCCGTTTGCTGCGGCAGCGGGGAATTTCTTTTCGTCTGAAGTATCTGAAACCGCAACAGCCACTGACTCCACATCCACCTTCCAAACCTTTGCCGTAGCCACAGCCGAAACTGCAACAGCTACAGACGCAACCGCGTCCTTCTTCCAAATAAATGCCGACATCGCTGAAACCAGCACGGCAACAGATACCACCGCATCTATAACAATCTTCAACGCTGGGACAAGCGACACGGCTACAGTTACAGACTCAATCCTGTCCAACGCCACATTCCTTGTTGCCACATCAGACACCGCCACAGCCACGGACACAATAGACAGCGCAGCCAACTTTGCGGTAAACACTGCCGACACTGCCGCAGCCGCCGACCAAACCGAGTCCATAGCCACATTCACGCCTCAAGTCAACGAGACAGCCACAGCCACGGACGCAACATCTTCCATATTTATCTTCTTGGTTGACATTGCGGAGTCCGTCACCAGTACAGATGCGCCGTCTTCAAGTACCACACTACCTGCTGCGATCAGCGAAGCCGCGTCCGTTGCCGATACTACCTCCAGCCTACCCAATTACCGATGCTCAGTTCCTGAGTCCATAACCGCAACCGACTCCGTAGCTACAGCCGCCAGCGTTATTGCGCAGATACAAGAAAACATAACTGCAACAGATACAATTCTGCGTAGGTTGCTGTGGGAGGTGATTGATGACGACCAAACCCCAAGCTGGACAGACATTACTATCCCAACGACAATCAATGATGTCTCCACATTTGGCGGGATGCACTTCGGGGATGTGTCATTTGCTGGGCAGTTCAACCAATCGTGGATACCTGACACTGAGCGCTGGACGCAGATCAACGATACACAAACACCCAACTGGACTGAAATTGTTCAATAAGGAAAAACCATGACAACGTACTCAACAAGCCTTAGAGCAGAACTACCCACAGGCGGTACACAAGCCGGTGTCTGGGGCGACACAACCAACAGCAACTTAAACTATATTTTTGATTCTGCCATTGCTGGGTATATCACCGTAAGCGTCACCGCAGCAGCCCAAGCACTTACTTTCACCAACGGGCCAACGGTTACGAGTTCGCTAAATCAAGCCGTGTATCAGGCAATAAAGCTGACCACAACTACAGGCGCAAACTTCGCAGTATATGCACCGCCTGTTTCCAAGACATATGTTATTTATAACGCCTCTGCGTACACGGCAACCATATATAACTCAACCGTTATTGGTAACACTACTGCTGGCGGAACGGGCGTAGCTATACCTGCTGGTGAAACAATGACGCTGGTAACTGATGGCGGAACCGCCGCATCTGGTGCAGGGTTTACACAACAAAACACCGCATTACGGGATGTTCACTTGCTTGGAACATCTACCGCACCAACCGCTACTTCCGGCGACAACAGCACTCAGATTGCAACAACAGCCTTTGTGCAAATCAACGGCACACCCACTGGTGGTTTGATGTTGTGGCCTACATCGTCGCCCCCTGCAAACTGGCTTATTTGTAATGGCGCAGCGGTTTCTAGAACAACATACGCCACCTTGTTTGCGGTTGTCGGAACTGTGTTTGGCGCGGGAAATGGCTCAACGACCTTCAACTTGCCCAACTACACAGACCGTATGCCTATTGGTGCGGGTTCAAGTTACGCTGTAAATGCTCAAGGCGGTGCGGCCTCTACAACACTGACAACAACTGAGTTGCCATCCCACAGCCACAGTGCGTCTTCAAGCTCATCTTCGTCTTCAACCTTCTCAGGTTCTGCGGGTTCTACCAGTACAACAAACATCGACCACACGCACAATGTACCAATATCCTATCCTTACGGCGGCGACCCACCCGTAGTAGCGGCGCGTTTGAATGCTTCTGGGGCGGAACTAGTAACCAGCGGTATGAGTACAAACACAGATCAC